TTTTAATAGTTTCCAAATAGTTTTTGGCTTTTGCAACTTCTTCTTTAAATGCGAGTCTTTTTTTTCTAACATCTCGCTCGTCATCTATATCTTCATCATAGTCAAAAGTGTCCTCAATTAAGAAGTCAATTTCGTCCATGCTTAAGTGTGGTCTTGTTTGTTTGTAGTATTCCTTTAATAAGGTATCGCTATCTGTATTTGAATAATCAGCATTAAGTCTTACATAATCTTCAACAGTTCCACCTGTTTCCTCCATAAAGGCTACAAGCTTTTCTATATTTTCTGGTAATTTCCTACCAGTTGTTGCTTGTTCTTCAATATGCTGATTTAATTCTGCTGTAACATTTTCAACTTCTTGAACTATTTCTTGTTCATTGATTTCTTCAATAACATTTTCAATGGTCCCTTCGTTTCCTTGTCCCACTTCTTGCAATCCCATTTCGGGCTGTTCTGTGCGTAACACGCTGCTCTCTGTGCTTTGTTCTTGAATGGCATCTTCTGATTGATTAGGGATTACTACTTTTGTTATCTCTTCTGCTGGTTTTGCGGCTGATAAATCTACTTTTGTAGGCTCATCTGATTTTGTTAACTTTTTAGGGGTAGCTCTTTTGGCTTTTAATTTAAATTCCCCTTCTTGTTTTACGATTTCTGACATGATATAATATTATAAAATTGGTTAATAAAAATTTATTTTGGTTCAAACTGGGCTAAATCAAACCCATCTAAATTATCAAACCCTGCTGACTCAAAATCTTTTGGAGGCAAATTATTTTGTCTTTGGTTAGTTAAATCAGATTGTATTGTTCCTCTTAACTTTTCTCTCTGATCTTTTTTATCCTCCATCATTTGTATTTTAGCATTTGCAGCCTGTGAGGACATTTGAGCTAATTGCATATTATATTGAAACTCTAATTCCATTAATTGCTGTTTCAATCTTGCTTCGCGCTCCATCTTTTCTATCTCAAATTGATTTTTAGCTTGAGCAACTTGTATTTGGGTTTGAGATAATGCTTGTTGTTTTTGAACCTCTGACATTGCCGCAGCTTCAGCGGTTTGCGCGTTTGCTTGTGCTTGCGCTTGTATATTAGCTTGCTGCATTGCTTGATCTTGCTGTATCTTTTTCTTTCTTTTGTATTTTAAAGCTTGATTAGCAAGTTTAGTATTATTGATTTCTCTAATGTCAATAGCGTCCTCAAGATCAATACCTCCTGATTGCAACGCAACCTGTATATTTTGTTCTAATTGTAATTTGTCTTCTTCATCTGGTTCAACCTCTAAAGTAATACCAAAATCATGAATATCTAATTGTTCTAATTCTTTAAGTGTTTCTACATTATATATAGATATGCTATTTTTTAATGCATCTGCAGTTAAGGGGTACTTCAAAGCATCTCCAACTCTTTTAGATATGTTTTCACATATTCTTAAGGTTAAAAATAAACTTCCTTGTAATATATGTCTTGTTGCAGTGTTTGATGATGCAGCAGCCATTTTTTGTAATCCAACTAAAGTATCTCTATCTGGAGTACTACCGTCTCTTGCCTCGTTTAATCCCGTAACATCCCTAATCATTTGCAAATAATATTGGTATGCAGAAATTAATGATTGTATTTTTGCGCCGGCGGCAGATGTTTGTAATTCTTGAATAGGCACTTTACCAGCATTCATTCCTCCGTCTTGTGTCATGGATCTACCTACTATACTACCCGTTTGGAAATACATGTTTAATGCCTCCGCTGGATTATAATTTGTTCCATTACCTAAATCAACTTCTGCTAATCCATCAACATCAACAAATACACCATCCGGCACCATCTTAGCAAGTACCTGTTGTAATTTTAAATGTGTTAATTGGATCATGTCTGCAAAAGTAGTAATTCTACTTACTAGAGATTCAATTCTTCCACGGTACATTCTAGGAGCCACAATGGCATAGTTCATATCCACTTTTGTAGTATCCGATAATGGTCTAGTCATATTTTCAGCTAATTCCCATTTAAGCATTTTATTATGTCCTAATATTTTTGCTCCTGAATATAATACTTCAATACTTCTAGAAACAACATTAAAGTTATCACTTGGTGGTGGATTGAAAAAATCAGTTTTTTGCAAAGCTTTTTCTAAACCTTGCTCTGTCTGTTTTATTTTAAATACTTGATTTGAATATGTTTTGTATTCAAAATATAACACTTGTACAATATTCCCATCTTGGTATGCACCGTTATAGTTTCTTGTATAACTAGTATTACCTTGGTATTTTTCTATCTCTCTTAATTCTTCTACATCTAAATAAGGAAATTCCTTTTTTAATTCTTGTAAACTAATTGATTTAACTTCCCCAACATAATATATATCAGAAAAGTTTGGGTCTTCGGTATAAGAATAAACTAAATTAACGGGGTCAACGTAGTCAATTGTTACACCATTTGATTTATTAAAATTAGTTTTTGCACATGCAATCCCCAATACTGTTAAATCATAATTTAATCTTCTGTTAATTAAATCGTATTTATTATTAGCTAATAAGTTACTAATTAATTCTTCTTCAGCAATTTCAACAGCTTGTTTATAAGACAATTGCATATGTAATCCTAATTGCTCATCATCTTCTGGAAGAGAATCCGGATTTGCGGACTGATATAAATCAGCTCCTAATTTGCCTTTTAATTCAGCTAGTAATTGCTTAGCTTGCATGTCATTAGTTAAAGCTTGGGTATATCTTGTCTTTGCAGCTACAGAAGCAGGGTCTTGCGCTACAGTTTTTACCTTGTAATTTTTGCTTGATATGCCGTTAACAACAATATCAACAAACTTAGGTATAACAGGAACGGGTTTCCAGTCTATATTTAAATAAGATAAATCGCCATTAATAGCCATTTCATCTTTATACTTTTGAACACTTTGTTCTCCTCTAGCATATAACCTTAATGTATGGTATACTTGCCAGTTATTACCCCATCTGCCATTTGCTCCTCCATTTCCAGTATTCCCATTAAACCATTCGTACTCTATGGCTTGTCCAACCAAAGTACCATATTCTAGACTTTGTTTTTCTTCATCTGGTACTACCTGACTTGGGAAAGAACTATTACTATTGGTATAAATCATTTATTATATTATTTCGGAGGAGTCTCCATTATTGTTATATTTTTTAAATCCTAATCCAAACTTAGGTCTTTCATAAGGCGTAGTAGGAACATATAAATGTTTATTACAAGCCATTATTGCTAACCCTGAGCTAATAGAAGCATCATGCTTTGTTCTATTGTTTATATTAAATCTTGCCCAATCTTCCAATGTTTTTTGGAAATACATACTGCCATATTGCTCATTGTTATAACCAACATTGTTTTCTATGTATGTCTCAATAGCCGAAGCGTGAGCTTGCATTATATCTTGCGAGGAGTTTGGTATTCCGCCTATTTCTTTTTCTGCTGGCGATAATTTATTCCAAACTTTATCAGGTCTATTCATTGAGAACCCTCTATAACCTCTTCTTTTTAAATAGTATAAAAGTCTTGGCTTATTATTTTCTGCTAATATAGGCATTCCATAAAATACCAAAGCCATAAGAACATCTTCAAAAAATATCTCAGCTGTTTGAGGTCTTGCAATATACTCTAAAAAGAAATGATTAGGAGGGACATCTTCCATGGTAAACTTTGTTAATCCATGAAGGGCTCCATTAGACCCTCTACTTACATCCACTGTTCCTGATATATCATAACTATCACAGCCAAATGCTCCACAGTGTTCATTACCTGGGTATTTAAGCCCATTCCTTATAATTACACGGTTTTGGAGATGTTTAGGTGGTATCCAAGAAATTAAAAATCTTCCATCTTTATTTGGATAAAAAATTACCTGTGAATCTTGTATTCCATTTTCCCATTGGAAACTACCACGTGTTAAAACGCCTGAGTTTCTAAGATCATCATTATAATCTATTTGCTCATATATTTTAGTAAGATTAAACAAAGATTGTTTTGCTTCATCTCTAAATGCGTGTTGTTCTGTTCTTGGAAACTGACGGTAATATTCATTTAAACCATCTTGATCACTCTTTAAACCATCTACCTCATTCTGCCAGTGTTCAATAACACCGTATTCAATCCAATTTCCATCTACACCCTTTATCGGGGTTTTTGGAGTGTCGAATACAGGTAGGCCATAAGTATCAATGAATCCCTCGTACGACCATTCCATAGGTATGAACAAACTATATAATCCTGAGCTAGTCTGACCATTGCGGTTTCTCTTTGTGACGTCGGAGTCATAATATAATTTTTTGAAGTTATCTCCTCCTTTATCTAAAGCGTTTGATGTTGATCCCATCATACACTTACCAATAATTCTACTACCTAATCGAAGACACGTTTTTGTAACACGCCAGTTGTTTAATATGTTATCTGGCTTTAACCATTTACCACTTTCATCATGTACGAGTAACTTTAATTTTTCCCCGTCATAAGAGTTGTCCCCGGTATTCTTCCAGTCAATTGTAGTATCTAGTCCTTCCAATTCTACTACAGTTTCATTTGCGTCTAATTTTCTTCTTGTAAATTTAGAAGCAGGAACCCTATATGCTAATTCTGTTTTTGGACGGTCCATACCGTCTTGTATTGGTTTGAAAAAGAAAGGATAGTTAATAGAGATTGGTACAACTTTATCTGTAAACATTGTTTTAGCATCCTGCCCAGATTTTGATAATATACCAAATCTTGAGTCGCTTGATATAGTTGCTTGGTTTACTAATTCTGCAGAAGACATAAATGAAAATCCAGAACGTCTATTTTTTAAATAACACATTCCATAACATCTTGTATCCGCTTTGCAAGCTTCCCAAAATATGAAGAACAATCTATTTGATTCCCTAAAGTCTGGAGCACCCACATCTATCTTGCTCCATTGCAAGTACATATAATGGGTACCGGTTATATAGGTTGGAATTCCATTGTTATTAAAGAATATACCTTCATCTCTATATTTAAATTCAGCATCTACATAATCGTACCACTGCTCTTTAAAATGATCTGGATATTTATTCCAATCAAATACATTTTTTATTTTATCTAATTCTTTCGGGTATTCTATTTTTTCCCAATACTGTTCTTCTTTTTTATTAGATCTAGAATATACTTTTTCTACTTCAGGTAAGGCTATCTTTAAATTTTGGATTTCATATATCTCACCAATCTTTCCAGTTTTACTAATAACAACCATATCATGGTCTTTATTATATCCATATGCCCATTTTTTATTACGATTGTTTTGCTTTATAACGCTTTGCTTAACGTAATTGGGTATGACTCTAAATAAATTTTGTTCGTACATTATTTAGATCTCCCTTCTGCAAAACCTTTAAATACTTTTTGTGCAGTATCTTTTGCTGTTTCCTCGTCGGTTAATATTCTTTCTTCGAGTTCTATTCTTGTAAGTATTTCAAAAGCGTCGAATATTGCAAGCTTTTTAGTAGCGGCTGCATTTTTTAACTTGTCTGCTGCTAAATCGTCTTCGCCATTATCTAAGATAGCTTCTTCAGCTACTTTGATTAACTCCAATACTGCTTTATGCCCAGCTTGGATTATATTCAGCTTCGTCTCCTTTATATTCATACTTAATTACAATATCATTAGATTTCATACAATATAATCGCTCCCCATCTATTATAAAGTCATATTCTCCAAAAGGAGTATAACCAACTAAGTCTCCAGGATTGATTTTAAGCTTATTTAAAGAACTATTTCCATATTTTAATATACCAATAAGCTTTCGTTCCTTATCGAGTCTTAAATGGTCATTATTCTTTAATGGTTTTATAAAACATCTATCACCAAATGATTTCCATTCAGCATCTGTTTTATATAAATATATCTGATCAAGATCGCAAAAGTAAAGATCATCTTTAAAATAAGCTCTACTGTTTTTTATTTTGCCTCTTATATCATAAAACTTTCTAAATACATTATGATGTATTACAACAATGTCTCCCACTTTTATATCTGTATTATATGCTAATGGTACTGAAACCACTTCTGCAAAATTATTAACAGATTTAAAACTTTCTATTCGGGTATTTAGTATAAGATCTTTATCTCCTACTTTGACTTTGTTGTTGTATCGATCTCCATTTACTGGACGAACGATAAAACTAAAGACACTTTCCATTAATATTCTAAATCGTATTCAATAGCAATAGCCATGTTAGGATTAAACTTTTTCCAAGGCATTACTTCATCTTCTTTTTTAATGTAAATTTTATAGGACTTATCGGATGCTTCAAGTATACAG